TTTCCAACCTGCGTATATTGTGGGATTTCGACTCTACGCAAAAGCCCTCCGGTTGTTCTCTTCCCCAGAAATTCGAAAGAGTCATCGAAAGACTGGCAGCGAGCCATTTCTCTGACGCTAAAAGTTCTCGGTTCCCAAGGGCTGATATAATCATCCGCAATTGTCACTACCGTCGCTGATGGCAAATCGGGGCTCCAACGCTGGCGGATGTTTTTTTTCGTCAAAAGTACTGTCGTTTGTTCTTTTGTTGCACGCCCCTCTTTGAAAAGGGAAACCACCTCGGAAGATGTCATTCTAAAAGCGTCACAGCAGAGTTTTATAAGAGCTGGCTTCCTCGCTAGATCGATCCCTTTTTCTAAAATTCTCTTCATAAGAAGCGTACCTGATTCACCGGGGCTAAATAACTCGAACCGTTCTCTTACCACATCAGTTTGTTTTGGCAAATCAGTATTAGCTTTGTACTCAGCTGGAATTGGAAAACCGTAGATATCCGGAGTCCGTCCATTTATGCTCTCAGTCTGATATTGACTGTTTCTTTCATTAACCGCAAACCTAATTGATGCATCAGTAATCAAATCTCCTATTGCATCCTTTAAAGTTAGATAATTATCCGGTAAGACAGTCGGCTCAGGATAATTGGGTGGGGTCAATCCATTGCGATATCCCATAAAGATAATACGATTTCTTCTTTGAGGCACTCCATAATCCGCAGCATTCAGAATTCTTGGTTTTAATGTGCTATATCCAATTTGCTCAAGTTCGCTTTGCAAAATAACCGGAGTCACACTACCATCAGGATATTCGATTCCTGTGATTCCAATATATCCTGAAAACTGCATATCAACGAATCCCTCAACATTTTCAAAGACTATGTATTTGGGACGGATTTCATTGATTACTCTTACATACTCCCCGAATAGCATATTTCTTGGATCTGATTTGTCCCTTCTTCCCGCCCTTGAGAAGCCTTGACAACTAGGTCCGCCAATCAGCAAATCAATATCCGGAACATCTCTCCCTTTGAAAATTTCAAGTTCCGAAATTCTCTTTTTAATATCTGCACCTGTAAGATTTTTTATATCTGCTCGCTCATACCAGGTGTTTTTTCCTTGTATTAAGCCGAGCTGTTCATGTCTGTGTCGGTATGTCTTCTCGACCATGTCGCTAATATCCGAACTGAAAAGAATGTGAAAGCCTGCTTGGATGAGTCCCTCAGAGCATCCACCAGCGCCACAAAATAAGTCTATTGCATAAGGCATTGTATAGTCCTCCACAGAATGATAGTTTTGGCGCACGGTCATTATAGCATAGGATACGCAACAATGTCCAGGCCTAATAATTCGAACGCTAACGCGAATGAAATATATAGCGACACTAACCAAATGCATGGCATCATAATAATCAATGTCTTCCTAAAGTGCACTAAGCATGAAGAATAAACTCAAATTTTCCCTCCGCTCGAATAATCAAGCTTTCCACCGCCACACTCCACAGTTCCTCATCAAACTCCAGAATCGGCCCCGTAGCTTTCAGTACCTTATAAAACGCATCAAACTCTCGCTTCCTTGCCTTTCGCTGCTCGCGCTGCTCGCCGATCTGTGAAATATGATTCTCAAGCGTCTGGCTTCGAGTCAAAAGCTCCGCGTATCGGTCATCGTATTCGCCTTCCTCGATCAATGCATGCGCGTAGGCGTCAACCAGCTTGCGCATGGACTCGGATATTGCTTTCAGTTCCTTTTCAGCAAAGGCTTCTTTTTCTTCCAACTCTCGCGTGTCTGTCAGCGTTACAATCAGCATCCTTATATCAGCCAGCACCTGATCCTTATTCGCGATCACTCGGTTTATTTCATCTACAAACGCCGCCTTGATCTGATCCTCGGTCACGTGCGGCGTTTTGCATGGCTCGCCGTTGTCATATTTATGCTGGCAGCGCCAGATCACAGTTCGGTATTTATCCGTGCTATGCCAGACCTTTCGACCGTAGTAGCTGCCGCATTCGCCGCAGATAATCTTGCTGGAAAAGCACCCGCTCCTGCCAACATATCGGGCTTCACGGCGGCGTTTGAGTTCCTGCTGAACCTCGTCGAACACCTCGTGCGAAATAATCGCAGGGTGGCTCTGCTCCACATAGTATTGCGGCAGTTCGCCCTCGTTACGCTTCATCTCTTTCGTCAGAAAATTCACGCAAAAGGTTTTCTGCAGCAGGGCGTCGCCCTTGTACTTCTCGTTTGTGAGGATGCTTTCTACCGTGCCCGAATACCATACCGGCTTGCCCGCAGGAGACGGTATCCCCCGCTCCGTCAGTTTTTTGGCAATACCAGAGGGCATCAACCCATCAAGGAAAAGTTTGTAAATAAGTCGTACCGTTTCCGCCTGATCTTCAACAATCCGGGGCTGACCGTCCGGTCCTTTTTCGTAGCCTAGGAACTGTTTGTAGGGCAGGTATACCTTCCCCTCTTCGCACTTCGCACGTTTACCCCATGCTACGTTCTCGCTGATCGACCGGCTTTCCTCCTGCGCCAAAGAGCTCATGATCGTAATCAGCAGCTCTCCTTTGGAGTCCATCGTGTAGATGTTCTCCTTCTCGAAGAACACCTCTACGCCCTTATCCTTCAGCTGACGAACCGCCGTCAGCGTGTCGACCGTGTTTCTGGCAAAGCGCGAAATGCTTTTTGTTATGATCAAATCAATCTTCCCGGCAAGCGCGTCCGCGATCATGTGATTGAAACCGTCGCGCTTTTTCGTGTTTGTACCGGTAATACCTTCATCCGTATAGACCTCGACCATCGTCCAGTCCGGGTTAGCGGCGATCTGGCGGGTATAGTAATCCACCTGCGCCTCGAAGCTCGTAAATTGCTCGTCACTGTCGGTAGATACCCGCGCATATGCGGCAACCCGGCGTAACTCCGATTTCGGTTGATGCGATGATGCTTTGGCAACGACAGTTCGATCAATTCTCGTGACTTTCTTGATGGCTTCCATATGTTGTATTCCTCTTCCTTGCCTTAGTTTTTTCTCCGGCCGCCTTTTTCATTTCGTCCGTCCAGCTTTCCAACCGGGATCGCTCTTCCCAGATATACTCAGCGGTATGTCCGTCCCGATATATAAAAGTCAGTTGCTTCGGATATGCAGCCACGATACGATCGATCTGTTGTTCAAAAACTAACTCGTCGAAAGCAGGCAGCCCGAGCGCTTCGGCGGCCAATTTCATGAGCGTTTCTTCCGGTATTTTTTTGCTTAGGCAGAAGTCCTTCCCCTCCGCGGAATACGTGCTGCAAACATAGCCCGGTGTTCCGTTTGTGTTTTTTCGAATGAAGTGTCGGCCGCAATTCGCGCATATGATTTTCCGGCGAAACGGCTGATCCTCCATTTTCACCTTCGGTCGATTCGCGGCATCCTTTCTGCTCTCCATCAGCGTCATTGCTTGGTGATACGTTTCCTTATCTATAATCGCCGGATGCGCGTCTTCGACAAGAAACTGCGGAAGTTCACCACGATTCTTTTGTGCGCGTTTTGTCAGATGGTCTTTCGTGAACGTCTTCTGGAGCAGTTGACATCCCGTATACTTTTCATTTCTCAATATCTCCGAAACGATAAACTGTTTCCACTGGCCGCCCTGTTCGCATGGAACCCCTTCTATTCGCAGACGCTTTGCAATGACCGTCGCGCTCTCACCGGCGAGATATTCGGAAAATATTCTTCGCACGATCGCCGCTTTAAAGTTGTCAATTTTCACGTTGCCGTGAGAGATCGTATACCCATAAAGCTGACACCAGCCGGTGATTTCGCCTTGCTCATACTTCTTTCGTAACCTCCACTTGACATTCTCGGACGCCGAGCGACTTTCCTCCTGCGCATATGAAGAGAGGATGGTAAGCATCAGCTCGCCATCCCCCGATATACTGTGGATGTTTTCCCTTTCAAAAAAGACGTCCACGCCGCGTTCTTTTAATTCCCGCAGAATATTGAGTGTGTCCAGTGTGTTCCGTGAGAACCGGCTAAGCGATTTTGTGATCACCATGTCGATCAGTCCAGCATTGCAGTCCGCGATCAGCCGCTGGAACTCCGGTCGGGCGCTTTTCGTACCGGTGATGCCTTCGTCCGCGTAGACGGCGACGTACTGCCACTCGGGATTCCGCTGGATGTGCGTTCTGTAGTAACCGACCTGAGCAGCAAGGGATTCAATCATAGTCTCCTTTTCAATCGAAACCCTAGCATATGCCGCGACACGTTTTCTGGGTCGGATGGTCGGAATCGCCGGCTGTTTTGTGTGAATGATTCGTGCCATATCCCCCTCCTGTCGTGTCGCATATTACCTCTGTTTTCAGATCTTATCAACAGGTGTCTTGGCGCTAAGACACACGAAAAAAGGATTGTATTTATCCGTCATTTTCCGATCGAAATCCTCAAATTCCATTCGCGTGATAAGACCTCGCGCCAGCATAGTTCTCGCTACCGTCATCACCGTTTTGTAGCGCATTTCACGCTCATACTGCATGCCCGTCATCCGCTTCTCTCTTCCTAAACCGATCTTGAACATAGCAGGCATGGCAGCAATACTTCCTATGGTTCCGAGTGTAATCCTCAAACATGTGACCGCAGAATGCGCACCGTAACAGGATCGCCGTCTTTTTCTTGCCCGAGTCCCGGTGCGCTTTCCACCAAGCGCGGCGGCAAGCATCTGAACAGAAGCTTCGATGTTTCCGCCCTTGCGGCTGTATGATACGCATTCCGCAGTTCTGGCAAACGCCCGATTCTTTCTCAATCTCAAGCGTTACCTCCGGCTGAAAGCCGTACCGTTGGCAAACGGATTTCACTGTGTTTCTGGATAAATGCATTATTTCCGCGATTTGCGTATAGCTATGTCCCGCAAGCCTGAGACGACTGATACCGGCTTTGTTTTGTTCCGTCATTGCTTCCTCCTGATATAGAAAAAGGAGCGTCTCGAAAAGACGCTCCCATTTCCCGATATGCTTTTACTTCATTCCCGCAATCAGCTGTTCCGCCGTGCCCGTGATCAACGCGGATACATCGATCTGTGCGGCGGTCAGTACATCCATCGCCGAAGCGGAGAGCTTCGCGGTGGTCTTCTCGTAGAGCAGTTGACCGAGTTGCGCGATCTCTTCCTTGGTCAGTTTGCCATCTTTATGAGCGGCTTTCATGCCGTCCACAACCGTCTGTTTCAGCTCGCCGACCGTGATCTGCGCGAGCTTGATCAGCTCCTGCTGTGCGTGGTTCACGGTGTCGAGTTGGGTCGCTTTGCCGAGTTTCGCGGTCAGCCACGCGCCGAACACGCCGATCAGCGCAATAAAAAACGCCGCGGCGATGTTTACGGCGTTCTCGATCAGGATGTCGACGACGGTGGCGTCTGCTGTTCCACCGGTGTCCGCCAACGCAACGGCGGGCAGCGCGAGTAGTATGAGCGCGGTCAGTACCAGAATCAGTTTCTTTTTCATATGTGTTTTCTCCTTCTTCTAGATAGATGTAGCCTGCTCCGAAGCAAGCTCATGGACAAAATCTTCATATTCCTCCTGCGCGGTTTTCGCCTTTTCCCGCGCGGTCTTCATCTCGCCGTTTGTTTCACCTCGCTCCACAGCAATCGCAGTAGCCAGCGATAGCGATAAGCTCGCGTCCTGCATTTTCATAGCGAGCTTCGATTCCTTTGCGCGAATAATAGCTCTCTTTTCCGATTGTTTTCGATCGCGTGTCATGCGTACTTCCAGCCAAACGACCAGAAGCGCGAATACGCCCGATATGATCTCCCCGATGTAGTCCAACTCCGATTCCCCTTTTCTATTGATACAGGAGTTTACAGCGACCACACTTATGCCAATAGCCGCTTCCGCCCTGATTGATCCCTTCGAGTACGACGCCGACGTCGCGGCCCTTATCGTGCACAACCTTGCCGGAACCAAGATATAGGCCGATATGCGTCTCATCCTCGGTGTTCGTGCTGCTGTTACGGAAAAGGAAATCTCCCGCAATCAGCTCATTACGGGAAACCACTTCGCAGAGTGCCCATAGTCCGTCGCAATTTTTCCGTGAATCCCAAACACCCGTTTCGCGCATGAGCCAGGATATGAACCCCGAGCAATCGTGACCCAGCAAGTCGGAAAAACCGTATTTATACTGCTTGTCCCGAAATGCGATCGCCCGCGCGTATTCTTCATCCTTCGCCTGAATCGCGCTGTCGGAGAGATCGGTCATACCGCTGCCGCCCCAAACGTATAAGTCGCCGATCCGCGTCAGCGCCAGCGCACAGATCGCGTTCGTCTTATCCGTTGCCGTCGCTTTTGTGATCGGCTCCGCTTCCGTCGCCGTGTCGCCGAACAGCGCCGCCCACGTTTCCTCCCCTATGATCCCGTCGGCAGTCAGCCCGGCCTGCGCCTGAAACCGCTTCACAGCCTCCAGCGTGTCCGCGCCGAATGTCTTCTTGGTGACCGTCGTAATGTGGTCGCCGTAGAACCCAAGCTCTAAGATCTTTTGTTTACAAAAAAGCACGTCCTCGCCGGACGTGCCCTTTTTCAGGTTGCGCGTAAAATCCATTTCAATCTCCTATATGCGAAATCCTTTCAAGATTTGACATGATTCGTTGATGTTCAGTTCATAAACGTTTGCTACAGTGAATTCGTAAAGAGCGTGGCTCGATCGAAATCGTATTTTCATCATTTATACAATCGAGTCATGCGACGCAAAGGGCGCTCCGAGAGGAGTGCCCTGTCTATTTATCCCTATGCGGTTCTCTTCCAGAAATAGCAGGTGATGTAGGGCTGCAGGTTATTGTGCGCCGATCCGCTGCCGTTATTACCAACCGATCCGGACACCGTCGCCGTGTGATCGTGCGACCCGCCGGAGCCGGTCGTCTGTCCGCTCGTGCTGCCGCCGTTCGTCATATAGTAATAGGTCGAACCCGACCCGCTGCCCACTTTGTAAGAGCCCGAAGACGCCTGGTGAGTGTGCGCGCCGTTGGCGTTGATCGTCGCCGAACCGCTGAACGAATGGTTGTGCGACGGTAACTCCGACGTTGCCAACGTGTGCGTGCTTGCGCCGCCCGTCTTCTCCACCGAATTAAAGTTCGTGTCGGACGTATTCACGCCCACCGGTACACGACCTGTTCCCCAGCGTACCCATGTCCCGCCGAGGAAAGCGCTCTCGTCCGCCGCCGATACCGTCATGCGGATACTGCCGACCGGAAAGATCAAGTTGAGAAGCCACAGCACGCTCGAAAATAGCAGCCCTTCGTCGAATTGAACGTCTCCCCGAAATCGTGCAGGCCAGCCGACGTCGAAGCCATCCTGCTCCGCGACTTTCCCGACCGCCAGCCCCATACCGGTGCTGCGAACGGAGAGGATCACCTCAGCCGTGCTGAGATCGGCGTATCCGTACGCTTCACCGAAATAATCGCCAAGCGTAACGCGAATATCATAGGTGTACTGGTTCGACAAACTGCCGCCAATCCGAAACGAACCGTTGATAACATAATCCGCAAGGGAAAACAACGCATCCGTATAGGTCGTTTCGCTCTTGCGCTTGTAACCAATCTTGAGCGCACGCGTGTTCGCGCTGTTGACTGCGGAAATCGAACCAGCGACCGTTACCATAGCGTAAGTGCCCGTATTACTGGCATTCCCCGAAGCGTCGCAGCGATAGACCGAAACGGATTGAACGGCGGGCGCGTCATATGAAACCACATCGAATGTCTGCGTCAGGGTGGTCGTTCGTCCGCGTGTATCCGTGATCGTCGTACGGATCGTGTTCGTTCCGGCAGTCGTCAGTTCGTTCGTCGAGAACGAGTTCCCCGAATACGTCGAGCCGTTGACCGTGGTTGAAATCGAAGAAACCGACGAACCGTATGCTCCCGCGGCTGAAATCTCAACGTTCAGCTTGCTCTTGCGCTGCACGAAGCAACCGAACTGCGCGAGCAGTCCATCCTCCGCCTCGGAGAATGAGACGGAGCCGGTCGGTACGACCGAAGAAGGGATCGCGGCTGTTACGCTGACCTGCGTCGTACCAATCAACGTACCGCCGGAGTAGGTGTCGCAATAGAGCGTGCCAACCAAGCTCGTCGCGTTCGGCGCCGCATTGGCTTCATCCAGCGACGGCGTCCAAGAAATGCTCGTCGCCGAGGTTTGCGCTGCGATCGTCGTCTCGGCGCGCGAGCCGAACTTCGCCCTAAGCGTATGTACAAACGCGCTTGACGCGGGTGAAAGCGTGATCGTTGCCGCGCTCCCGAGTGTAACGGCGGATACGCTTGGCGTGGTCGCTCTCGGGATCGTCGGAAGCGTGATTACCATGCCGCCGCTCGCCGTACCGATCGACGCGGAGATTCCAAAGTTTGCCGCTATCGTCAGCGTTATCTGCCGGGTTCCATCCGAATTATGCGCAATGGTTACTTCGCCATATGCCGCGCTCTCCGACGCGCCGTTGTCGGTGAGGATCGTCAGGTACTTTGTGCCGGAGGAAGAAGCGTAGGCGACGGAATACTGCGATACATGGTCTTCTCGGGACGGAATCCTTGAGATCGCGAATCCCCTGCCGCTTCGGTTATAGATCGAGCTTCCGTCGATTGAAACCGCCGCCGCGCCGCGCGAGTTGTCCGTTCCGCTGTTGCAATACACGTCGTATTGCGAGGTGTTCCCCGAGGTAGCAAGATACATGTAGTAGCGGATCGTGCTGGTGTTGTTCGTTATCGACTGCGATACGATTTTATACTCCAGCCAGCAGGAAATCTTGCTCTCCGCGGTTCCGGTCAAGGCGCTGTTGACAATCGTATACCCGTCGTTGATCGACGCGTTCGGCCAGTTTGCCATACTCTCACCCCGCGATCTTTTTGAAGTTCAAATTCCCGCTCTCGGGTACCCACGTAAAGCTCCCGATGCGTAGCGATGAAAGCACCTGCACGTCGTTGACGAACAGTTTCCCCGCCGAAAAGTATGCGATCGCGCTATCGGTGGTCACGCTGTCCTCACCGCCCGTGAAGAAATACAGCACGTCGTTCTCGAGCTTCAGCTTAATCGCCGACGTACTCTTCCCGATCACGATACCGGATGAAATCAAGCGGATAAAGCTCCGCACCGACTCGAACTGCTGGGACGTTTCGCCGTTTAGCGCCGAGATCCGGCTTGCCGTTTCCGTGAAGTTTGCTTCAATCGTCCCCGCCATGACCGAGAAGGAAGTCTGTATCGTATCCTGCAGCGCGATGTAATCCTGTGTTCGCACATAGTCCTCCAACGCTGTCAGGATGATCTGCTGCGCGGATTGCAGAATGGAGGTGTTTTGCGATATCTGTTCCTGCACGATTCCTTTGATCTCGCCGTGCGTGGTATAATCCGCTTCGATCGATTCGATGCGATTCTTGACCGACGTGTTCTGCCGGAGTTCTTCGCCGATCAGAGAAGAGCGCGAATCTCCGAGTACAATCCCGGTGCTCGCCGGGTTGTTCAGTGGAATCGTCAGTTCGGACAGCACATACGTCTCTTCCGGACAGAGCGTCCCGCAGGAGACGACCACCTTATCGAGAAATCGGAACGATTCTACTATTGCATCGGCATTGTGCAGATCGACCGCCGAGAGCTTGATCGTCTGCTTGAACCGCGCGCCAGTGCCGCTCAGCCAAACGCGGCCCTGATTCATGAGGATGCTCGCGTCGGTGATTTCGTCCCATGTGGTCGAACCGGTTGGCGCGAAGATTACGCCGTACTCGGCGGCAAGCGCGGAGTCGATCAGGAAATCTTGCCCATCGTTCACACTCGCAATCGTGAGCCGCGCGTCGCTGTCCGATTCCGGATCGATATCCCGAAGCGCGGCGCCGAGCGGTACGCAGGCGGTATATGTTTCGGATGCGCTCCTGCTCAATGCCAAATCGATCAGGTTTTCGCCGAACTCGATCCGCTGCGTTGACGTATCCGGTACATCCGAGAAATAGTCCACGATCGGATTCTCGTTTTCGTCATATCGGACGATCAGGTAACCGCCCAAAGAATCGAGCAAACAGGTCTTCAGCGCTTGCCAAGACGACAAATAGTCCTTCGTCGTTACACTGAACGTACCGGATATATCGCAGTTCCCGAGCGTCAGTCTTTGGCTTTCGTTCACCTGCGCGTTATGCGTAGCTAGAATCCACGCAAACAGCTCTGTTACCGTTCCGTCGAATGTGAATGGCCGCAGAACGCTGTCCAGCAGGAACGACAGCGCGCCCTCCGCGATTACCTTCCGGTTTTCATAGAGATCGCGGTCGTCCTCGATCGCGCGTCCGAGCCAGATCAGAGTATCGTCCCGATAAACCTTGATTCGGCTCTTGAGCTTTTCCAGCATGCCGTAGTTCGGATGCTCCTTTGGGATCGTAAACGTCAACTCGCCCGGCTCGTTCTTCTTTTGCATTAACTCTGGCTCAAACACGAACAATTCCGGCAATCGCGGATCGTAAAGTACGTAGGAATCGCAAAGAATGCGGTACATTACAGCGCTCCTTTCCGGTAGGTGAACGTGGCCGAACCTGTCCCTGTAATTCCGATCTCCGTATCACCCTCCGAAAGCACCAGCGACGGTACGGTGTGTGTCCCGGCAGGCAGCGTCACGGAATAGTTCTTTTCATTGATCGTGAACTCGAGCGTTATCTCGGCGGAGGTTGTGATTGTCGGCACGACCGGCATGCGCGTGTTCGTTAGCGTCACGGTTGCGTTGCTTGTTGGAAGAACAGTGATCGCGGTCTCAAATTGTTCCAACTTATACGGCTTCGCGCGGCACTCCAGCGTCAGTTCGCAGTAACCCCAGTGACGTTCCACATCCTCGATCGTGATTCGCGCATCGTAATAGAAAGTCGGGTCGCGGTCAAAGATCACGTTCATGCGACGCCCGTGCACTTCCGCCGCAAACGCGGAGATCAACGTGTCAAACGGCGCACGGGTGTACAGCGTCAATTTGATGACCCGATCGGAATATCGCACCGTACCGAACGCTTCCGACAAGTCGAGAGCGCCGTCGCGCCCGGGGATCTCGACGAAGTTCGTCTGTGGTTCCGGCATGGGGATGGCGTAGGGCGCGACGATCAGACCGTAGTCCGTGTGCGCCCATTTTGTTCCGAATCGGATATCACTCAAACCAACCTCTCCTTTCGCCTTTTGATCGCGCCCAGCGCATCGTCCATGGCCGGCGCGAGCCAGCCGATGGTTGCTCCTGTATCCGCGACCAGTTTCATGCCCGCGAGCTGCGGCAGATATCGCCGCACTTCACCGATCAGCACGTCCAGCTTCTGCGACAATAGGTCGCTCGTGCCGCCGATGCCGATGGTGTTCGGCAGGTTCGTCAGTACGTCGATCGCACCGACGTCAACACTGGTCGGGATCGCGCTTTGGATCTGCTTGTTTACGTCCTCCATGGCATCGGTAAAACCGACGCCCACACCCTCGCCCATGTTCTCGCCGATTCCGGCAAACACTTTGGAAGGCGAAGCGATGCCGAGCGCTTTCTTCGCGCTTTTTACGATGCCGGAAAAGAAGTCCTTCACCTTCGACGCTAGCCACGACGCCATGCTCTTGATGCCTTCCCACAGGCCGCTAACAATGTTCTTGCCAATCTCCACGACCGAAGACACCGATTGGCGCAGTCCGTTCAGGATAGCCAAAACGATCTGCGGCAACGCCGCGATCAGCTGCGGGAGCGCTTTGATCAGGCCGATCGCAAGCTGAACAGTCAGCTCTATACCCATGGCCATGAGAGCGGGCAGATTTTGCGTAATGAAGTTGATGATCCCCGTAATGAGTTTTGGCAGCGCTTCGATCAGCTTTGGCAGCGCGCGGATGATACCCTCCGCCAGACCCTTCACGATCGAAAACGCCGCGTCCAGTATCTTGTCCATGTTGTCGAACAGCGTTTCGCAGATCAACAGCACCGCTTCGATGATCGCGGGGATCAGCGTCGGCAGCGCGCCGCCAATACCCTGCGTGAGTGAAGCGATCATCTGAATTGCAGCCTCGACCAGCGCAGGCAGATTATCGACAATCCCCTGTGCGAGGGTCGTGATCAGCTGCACCGCACCGTCTGTAAACTGCGGGAGTGCCGTGATCACACCCTGTAGCAGCGTCATGACGATGCTGGAAGCAGCGGAGATCAGCACCGGCAGGTTTGCTGCCAGAGCGCCGCCGATCGCGCTCACAATGCTCATTCCAACCTGTACAAACTGCGGCAGGCTGCCGAGAATCATGTTTGCGATCCCGCCCACCGTTTCGCCGAGCACGACGGTGATTTTGCCGAAGTCGCCGCCCGCTTCCGCAAGGCCAGAGGTGAAGT